GTCCCAGGCGCCCGCGACCATCTTGCAAATGCCGTCCCAGATCTTGCCCCAGTCGCCTGTAAAGACGCCCTTCAGGAACCCGATCAGGCCCCGAAGAAACTCGATCACGCCCTTAACCGCGATGAACACGCCGGACAGGAATCCCTTAACCGCGTCGATCAGCGGACCGCCGAACACGTCGATGATCCACTTAACGACAGGCGCGAGGAACGAGTACAGGCCGGACAACGCGTCAAGGACTTCGGAGATCAGCGACTCCAGATCCTTCATGAGCGGCTGCATCTGCTGCCACGCCCAATACAGGAGAGGAATAACCTTCTTTTCGATGAAGTCAGCCAGCGTCTTCAGGATCGGCTGGACCTTAGTCCAAAGCAGTTCCATCTTCGGAATGACCACGGCCGATATGAACTCGCCCCACTGCTTCAGCGAGGGAAGAACTTCGGTCTTGATGAACCGGCCGATGTCCTTAATGATCGGGATCAGCAGGCGGCCGATGTCCGATGCGACCCGAGCCACAAACGGCACGATCTGAGTGACGAACACCCGGCCGAACTGCACGGCCACGGGAACAACGTCCTTGACGATGACCCGGCCGATTTCCTCCAGGGCTGGCAGGACGACGCCGTGAACGACCTTCCCGACTTCGGCGAGGCCCTTCAGCATGCCGTCGCCGTTCTTGTTGCCCTGGCTGGCTGCCTTGCCGGGATCGGACAGCGCGAGCCATATCTCAGAGCCGAACTTCTTCGCCTTCGACAGGTAGCCCGGGAGGGCATCCACGAACGGGTTCAGGAAGTTCGCGACCTTCGGCGCGACCTGAATATAGAGATGCTGCGCCGCTGACTCCATCGTGGCGCTCAGCTTGTTGAACGTACCGGAGAGGCCCTTGGACTTGGCTTCGGCAATAGCCGTCGCCTCGCCCTGCCGCTTCATGAGGTCGATGTACTGCTGAAGACCGCCGCCGCCCTGGCGGATGGCCGCCAAGATCGGCTCAACGCCGCGAGCCCCGAAGATGTCCTTGAGGTACGGAGCGACCTGCTCAAGCGAATGAGTGTCGAGCCCCTTGCCGAACTTGTCTTGCAACTGCTGGAAGATGTCTCCCAGTGGCTTCATGTGCCCCTGCGCGTCGAACGCCTGAAGACCGATTGCCTTGATGGCGTCCCGAGCCGACTTTGTCGGGGACGACAGGTTCAGAAGCATCTGGCGGAACGCCGTACCGGCCTGCGTGCCCTGAATACCGGCGTTCGCATACATCGCCATGACGCCCGCAGTCGTCTGGAGATCTATGCCGAAGTCGTGCGCGGCCACCGAAACATACTTGAGGCCGTCCGCCATGTCCTGAAGCGTCTGAGTGCTTGTGTGCGTCGCGTTCGTCAGAACGTCCGCGACCATGGACGAGTCCGAAGCCTTCAGGTTGAACGCGTTGAGAACCCGCGTCATTTCCTTAGCCGAATCGGAATAGTCCGTGTTCGTAGCCTTGGCGAGAGCCATCGTCGGCAGAAGCTCAGTCATGCCGTCGTGGGCATTGGCCCCCGCCTTAGTCAGGTCGTACAGCGCCGTAGAGGCGTCGCCAACCGTCTGCCCCATGTCCGCGAACTTCGGCGACATCGAATAGAGCTGGCCCTCAAGGGCCTTCATCTGATCCGTGGTGGAGTGCGTGAAAGCCTGAATCGCGTTGAGGTTCTGCTCATAGCCAGAGCCGACCTTGTATAGCTCAGCCGCTATGCCACCGGCCGCCGCAACGGCCCCGACAGCGAACAAGCCGATCCCCTTGGCCATGCCGCCCAGCGACGACATGATGCCGCCGCCGTGCGCGTCGGCCGACGAGTGCGCCCGCTCAAGGCCATGAGACAACTCGTCAAGGGCGCTCACGGCGCCCAACGCATCACCCGCGATGATTACGCGGAGAATCCGCTCACCAGCCGCCACGGTTTATCCCCCCGAATCCCGTAGCGCTTCCGCATACGCATAGAACATGCGGTACTCGGACAGCGTTAGTTGCCTAATTTCGGCTGGCGTCCAACCGAAGAAACGGGCGAGTAGCGCCCATTCCTTTAGCCGGTCCAGCCTTAGCCGTTTCCCTCCGGGTCGCTCTCGGCGAACTTCAGCTCAGAGAGGCGAACATGCCGGGCGTCTTCGATGGTGAAAGCCGGGTTCTCCCGGCGCTTGGTCACGTAGACCAGGGCCTTGATGACCTTCGCCGTCAGGTGGGTTTCCGACAGCGGACGGCCCTTCTCGTCAAACTGCCGCTTGCCCTCCGCGTCCAGGACCGGACGCGACTTCAGCGCCTCCGTGAGGGACTGGCCGGTGATCTCCTCGAAGTCCTCAAGGTCGCCGATGGACAGGTCTTCGGGGTCGAGGTGCAGAACTTCAGACATAGGGGGTCTCCTCTTCAAGTAGAAAGCCCCGCCGACACTTGGCCGGCGGGGCGCTGTAAAGCGAACCGCGGAACTACTCGCCCAGGTCCGAGACTCGGAACCCGGCTTGCCGCATAAGGCGCATCATGTTCGCCATGTAGATCTCTTCGACCTTCGCGCGCTGTTCGCGGATGGCGGGATAAAGGAAGTAGCCGACGCCATCGGCGGGGCCAGAGCCGCCAACCCACTGGTTGCCGCGCCAGGGTTGGAATTGGTTGTAGTGCAGCGCGCCGAACTCGGCGCCGAACGCGAACGGCATGCCGCGCCCCAGGCGGACAGTGGCCTGACGGGTCGCCTTCGACGTGGCCAGCGAACCGGCCGCCTTGTTGGCGACGCCGCCGAGTCCAGACGCTCTCTGACGGGCCGCGTCCTTCACCATGTCGGCGGCCATCTTGTTCGTCGTGGCCACTTCCCCGACAACCGCCGGAGCCGTCTCCTTCACCGTGCTCAGGAACTCGTACAGGCCCTCAACCTGGATCTTCTGTGAGAAGTCGTTCGAGTAGCCACCAGTGAACTGACGGCCCCGGCCCTGGCCCGGCTGGTAAGGCATTAGGGCGCCGCGTCCTTCGTCTTGTAGACGATCGAGATCGGCGGGCTAACGCCGTCGTCAAGGGCGATGCCCGTGAACGTGATCTCGGGAATCTTGGCCCCGTCAACGTGCGGCGGACCCGCGTCGAACCGCGCGTTCGGAATGGTCACGGTGAGAGCGCCGCCCTGCGGCGTGGCCCAGTTCATGACGATCGCAGCCGTAGCGCCCGCAGCCGTCAGAGAGCTGACCCGAGCGAACTGAGTCGGGCCGTCAAACTCGCCCTTCAACTCCCAGTTCACCGTGCGCATGTCCTGCTCAAGCGGTTCCTTCTTCTGGCCGTTGTTGGCCATGAAGAACCGGTCAACCTTCAACTTGTTGTCACCCTTGACCGCGACATCGTGAACCGCGAAGGCGGTCCCGGCAACGGTGGCCGTGCCACCGATGTAGGTGAAGATCTGCGAACCGCTCGGGTACGTCGGAGTCGCCAGCGCGAACGCGCCCGTACCGGCCTGCGGCGTCTCGGTTGCGAAGTCGAGACTGAGCGACATGCCGAGCACGCCGTCAACGGCAGACTGAAGTTCCCAGTTGTGGATCTTGCCGCCGGAGTAGGTGAACGGCGTCAGAGAGCCGTCAGTGCTGTACCGGCCGACCTGCCACGTAGACGACAGGCCCGCCAGGGTGCCGATGGTGAACGTGTACGGGGTGAACCCGCCTACCGGCGTACCGGCGGAGAAGGCGCCTAGGGCGTGCTTGAACAGAAGGCCGAAGTTGCTGTCCTGAACTTCGAGCTTCACCGTGCCGTCCGCGCCCTTGAAGTTGGGCGCCCACCGGTCAGTGCGGAGCACGCGGGTACCGGCACGGACGCCCTTGGCGTCGATGCGCGCGTACTTGCCCGCGATGGTCTCGTTTTCGATCTCGAAGAACCTCGCCGGGGCGACAGCCGTCGCGTAGGCGGTCTCCTCCACCATCCCCAGATAGGAATCGTGGACGGTGTAGATGGTCATTAGCCGGTCACCCCGCTAACCGGGGCAAGGACGACCGGGGCCGGAGCCGGGTCAACCGCGGGGGCCGCTGTAAAGACAGTGGCCGGCTGAGGCTGCACGGTCGGAACACCCGTGTCCGTGGGAACGGCGGTCACGTCAGCGACCGGCGCGGCCAGCGGGACAGGCGACGCCTGAGCCGCAGCGGCTGCCGGAGCGATGGATGGCACGGTCATCGGCAGGGCGCCAACGTCGCCGTTGGAAGTGACCTCCGCGAACGACTGGAGCAGAAGCCTCGCCGCCACGTCGGCGGAGACGGTGACCGGAACGCCCTTGGTGAAAACGGTCCCGTCCGGCGTCTCGACCGCCGCGAGTGGACCCGTGTAGACAATGCTCTGAGACAAGAGATAACCCCCGTTAGGTGCGTGCAGTGACCTTGAGTTCGCCGTGCATCTGGCCGACCCACCGGTCATCAGCGGGAAAAGAAAGCAGCCGCCCAGGGCTGTAGAGAGACGAGACAACGCCCGGCAGGCCGAATCCGGGGGAGGTCTTGCAGATGTCCTCAATGACCCCGGAAAGCTGTGCGGCCTGCGTTTCCGCGTCGAACGCGGATGCCGCCGTGAGCATGACCTCACAGATGATGTCGAGCGTGAACGACTCTTCTTTGGTTCGGTTCGTCGCCCACCGTTCGTGATCCCAGTGGATTTGACCGAGCAACACCCATTGCGCAGGCTGATTCCTCGGGTCTGGCCCCCACACGATCGGAACGCCGACCAAGCCGGCCGCTGACTGTAAAGCGGTCTGAACCGCCGCCTTGACGACAAGCGCGTTAGAGCTCACGCGACCACCACGCCCTTCGGGGCGATGGTGTATCGGGCTAGCACCGCGTCAACATCCGGAATGCCGGTCTGCCATACGCCGCTACCCGGCGTGGCAAGCGTGAACGATCCGCCCTCGGTTGCTACGAAAGACGTAGCGCGATCGGGGATGCCCGATGCGATAGCCGCGAGGATGAACCGCCCGCGTTGGAGAGCCGCGCGGTAGATGTCATTCGGGACGGTTAGCCATCCGTACTCATAGGAGATGACGGTTAGGCCAGGGCCGGGAGCCCCGGAACCTATCGAGCCGTTCCACAGCTCTTGCAGCGTCATCGCCTGCAAGGTGGGAAGGCCGGTAACCACGCCGATTGAGTCGATGGTTAGGCCGGTTTGGCTTACGCCGTCAACCGTTGCGCTAACCACCTTGTATAGGTCGGCATCCGGCAAGAGCACGCTTCCCGTGTTGTCGAGGAAGGTCGTGTAGGTGTTGCCGCGCGGGATGAAAGACCGCCCGCAGATCCGCCCGAACTCGTCCGTAACCGCGTCCCTTGCAGCCGCTAGGGCGGCCGTGGGGAACTTAGCCGTGTTGGAGAACGCGGGGTCGGAAGCTCGCAGGTCAGGCAGTGCGAACAGCAAACCGCCGACCACTTCGGCGGTAGTCGTCTGGCTTAGCGACGCCCCAGCCCACGTAACCGTTAGCGGTCCTAGCGCGGTTTGCGGGCCTAACGCGAACGTATAGACGCCGGTAGACGGCTCGTTAGCCGCGCCGGTAGCCACTGTGGCGCCCGCCGCATTAGTGACGGTAACCGTGACGGACCCGGCCTCGATCGGAGTCTCGTCCGTCATGAAGGTCGTGCTAAGCACACCTGAATAGCCGCGTATAAGCCTCATGCGCTAACCCCCCTCCGGGCATGAGAAAAGGGGCAGGCGTAAGAGCCTGCCCCTTCCTTAGCCAGCCGGATTACTTGCCGACCAGAGTCTTCAGCGAGCCGGTCAGGTCGGACAGGCCGCCGTCACCGCGCCAAGTGACCTTGTACGAAACCAGGTCGGAACCCCAGCCGTACTCGAAGCTCTTTTCCACCTGGACGCCGTTGACCTGGCGAACGTAGTAGGTGGAGAAGTCGCCGAACAGGACGCAGTTGTTTCCGGTCCCCACAACCGGCATGTTGATGTCGGTGTGGACCGGCTTCCCGAGAAGCATGTCCGGAGCGCCGGAAACCAAGCCGGGCTGCCAGAGGTACTGACCATAGGCGTCCTTGACGCCGCGCAGCTTGCCCACGGTGGCATCCGCCATCAGGAACTTCGCGTTCCCCCGGTAAGCGTCGATCACGCTGTAATACAGCGCGATGATGTCGTCACCGGAAATGGCGCCGATAGTGCCCATCGTGGTGCCCGCGTTGGCCGCGACAGTGGCGGTCAGAACGCCGGTCGGAGTGCCGCCGGTACCGGCGCCGACCAGAAGATCATGCGCGACCTGACGGCCCGCCATGATGCCCGCCTGCTGAGCGATGAAGCCAGCGATATCAATACCGCTGTCCTCAACCATCTCCTTCGACACCTGGACGATGACACCGTACTTCTTGGCGTTCAGGGTGAACTGGTTGAACGCCGCGTCGGAAGTCGGGAAAGCGGTGTTCTCAGGGACCGGCGCGACGGTCGGGCGGCCGGTCAGACGCGGGAACGTCATCGGGTTGCCCGAACTGGTGGTGATGATGGTCGGCTGGCACTGCCACACGCCGATGCCCGGGAGCATGTACTCCAGAACCCGAGCGACGAAAGTCGTCGGGATGGTGGCCCCAGCGTTCGCAGCGCTGCCGGTGGTAGCGACACGGGTTTCAGCCGCAGCCAGCGCGGCGCGGGCCTCCTGGCCCGGCTTCATGTAGATGTCCTGGCCGATGGTGAGAACCTGGCCGGGCAGGGTCAGCGCCCGAATCTCGTCCGACAGGGACGGGCCGCTCTGCGCCTGCGGCTGCTGGTCGCCGGTGAACACGCCGGGCTTCGCGCCCAGAGCGATAGCGCGCTGACGCAGCTCCGCCGCGTCCCGCTCCCGCTCGCCCTCCTCCACGATGGAGCGGGCCTCCGCGCCGAGCCGGTTCAGGTCCGTGTCCATCTGGTCGAGCTGGCTCCGCTGCTCCGCGCTCGGCTCGCCGGTCAGCGAGTCCGTCAGCGCCTTGCGCTGCTCCCAGATCTGAGCCCGCTTCTCAAGCAGGGCTTCAGCCTGCGCCCCGTAGTTACTCAAAGTGGATACCTCCCCCAAGGGGCCGCCCCAAGGCGGCCAAACGAAAGAGGCCCACCCGTCAGGGGTGAGCCTCTGTGTGGTTTGGAGCTGGCCTAGAAGGCACGGCCCCTAAGCCGAATCGCGCGGAGCGCGGTCCGAAGTACGTCGTTGTCTTCCGGCGGGAGCGGGTTCCACGAACCCGTCATGTCCCGCTCAAGCTGTTCGGCCGACAGGTCCCAGCCGTGCGCGCCGGCCGCGAGCTGTAAAGCACGCGCCGCGGTCACCCCTGACTCGGTGTCTTCATAGGCCGGGTAGGTCACCGGGGACACGTCGAGTAGGTCAACGTCGATGAGGGTCCGCAGTCGGCCCCGTCCCTCGCGCTGCCAGTCGTCCTCACGGACGCGGAAGCCGAACGAGGATTGAGTCACGTCGCCGCGCTTCATCGACTCGGCGAGATCCCGCGCATAGGACGTGTCCGGCGCGTCCACCTCGTAGTGGAGACCCGTGCTGTCCTCGGCGAGCTTCAGCGTCCCCGACGCCGTACGCCCCAGGATGAACTGAGGGTCGTGATTGATGAGTGCCCTCACGTCCTGGCCCTCACGGAGGGCGCGACCGAACGCGCCCGACCGGATCGTTTCCACGAACCCGCCAAGGTCGTGTGACCTGGTGGCGAACTTCGCGGCGTAGCCGGTGAAGGTGAACCCCGTCCCCGAGCTGGTGATGTCAAACTCGGTCGAGACCGACCGGCGTTCGAGCAACGTCACTTCTTCTTCCCCCCGTTCTCGTCGTCCGCGTCCGGCTCTGTCGGCGCCGCCGATGGATCGGGAGCCGGCGGGGGGCTGTAAAGCTCGCCACCGTCCACCGTGCCGGGAATCTTCTTCCAGTCGCCCACGGTCGGCAGATCCTCATCAATGCCGATGATGTTCGCCGGGCGGTACCACTGGTTCCCGTCGCCGTTCGGAATCGGCGCCATGCCCTCTTCGGCGCGAACCTCGTCGGGACTCTTCATGCCGTTCTGAATGGCCAGCGCGTGAGCCTGGTAGCGCTCCGAGAGCTTCGC